AAAAGGAGAAAACTAAAATGGATTTAAGTATTGGTTCTAGGATAAAAAATGCTTGGAACGCTTTTTTAAACAGAGACCCAACACCATATATTGGTGGAGGTTCTAGTTATAGACCAGATAGACCTAGACTTACAAGAGGTAATGAGAGGTCAATTATTTCATCGGTTTATAACAGAATTTCAGTGGATTCTGCCAGTATAAATATCAATCATGTAAGATTGGATGATGACGGACGATTTATAGAAACTATTGATTCGGGAATGAATAATTGTCTTACCTTAAGTGCTAATCAAGACCAAACAGGTAGAGCATTAATACAAGATGCTGTTATGTCTATGCTAGATGAGGGGTGTGTAGCTATAGTTCCTATTGATACAACTATAAATCCAAACAAATCAGGTTCATATGATATTGAAACTATGAGAACTGGGAAAATATTAGAGTGGTATCCGAATAGTATTAAAGTTCGAGTATACAATGAGAGAACCGGAAATAAAGAGGATATAGTAGTATCTAAATCAAGTACAGCTATAATAGAAAACCCATTCTATTCAATAATGAATGAACATAATTCAACTTTACAACGATTGATTAGAAAGTTAAATATTCTTGATTCTGTGGATGAACAAAGTAGTTCCGGTAAAATGGATTTGATTATTCAATTACCATATATTATTAAGTCGGAGGCTAGAAGACAGCAAGCAGAATTAAGAAGAAAGGATATAGAAGACCAACTTATGGGGTCTAAATATGGTATTGCTTATACCGACGGTACGGAAAAGATTACACAGTTGAATCGTCCGATTGAAAATAATCTAATGAAACAGATTGAATATTTAACGAGTATGCTTTATAGCCAGTTAGGTATCACTCAAAGTATATTGGATGGAACGGCAGACGAGAAAACATTGCTTAATTATTATAATCGTACCATTGAGCCTATAATGTCAGCAATAGTTGATGAAATGAAAAGGAAATTCTTAACAAAGACTGCCAGAACTCAAAAGCAGTCTATTTTATTGTTTAGAGACCCATTCAAACTAGTTCCTGTTGGTGAAATTTCAGAAATGGCTGATAAGTTTACAAGAAATGAAATTATGTCATCAAATGAGATTAGGCAGATTATAGGAATGAAACCGTCTAAAGACCCTAAAGCAGATGAGCTTAATAATTCTAACATCAACAAGGGAACTGAACAACAAATAGAACCAGTTAGAGAGGAGGAACTTCAAAATGAATACGGATTATGATTTTAGTGGTTGGGCTACCAGAAATGACATTAGATGCTCTGATGGAAGAATCATTAGAAGAGATGCGTTTATAGTTAATGATGGCAAGAGAGTTCCACTAGTGTGGAATCATCAGCACAATGACCCTACAAATGTTTTAGGACACGCCATACTTGAAAATAGGAATGAGGGTGTTTATGCATACTGTAAGTTTAACGACACTGAGTCAGGTCAAGATTCAAAACTATTAGTAGAACATGGAGATATTTCAGCACTATCTATATATGCTAATAAGTTGAAACAAAGAGGTAGTGATGTCTTACACGGCAACATAAGAGAAGTAAGTTTAGTCTTAGCAGGTGCTAATCCAGAGGCTTATATAGAAAATATTATAAGCCATGATGATGAGGACAATGAGGAGGCTATTATTTATACAGGCAAAGGTATAGAGATATATCACGCTGAAGAACCAAGTAAAAAGGAGGAAGATATGGCAGTTAATAGCAAGGTTAATAAACCTGAAGATGAAGAAACAATAGGTGAGATTTTTGAAACTTTAAGTGAAAAGCAAAAGACAGCAGTCTATGCAATTATAGGACAAGCATTAGAAGATAACCAAAATGATGAAGATGAAGGAGATGATGAGAAAATGAAACATAATGTATTTGATTCAGAAATAGCAAGCGATGATGTACTTAGCCACTCTGAAATAGAGGCTATAATGAGCGATGCAAAAAGATATGGTTCTCTTAAAGAGAGTGTGTTAGCACACGGAATCGACCATATAGATTACCTATTTCCAGAGGCTCAAAATGTAACAAATACACCTCAGTTTATACAGAGGGAAATGTCTTGGGTAGGAAAAGTTATGGGGGGAGTGCATAAAACTCCATTCTCAAGAGTTAAGAGTACTTTGGCTAATATAACTGCTGACGAAGCAAGGGCTAAAGGTTATGTTAAAGGAAATAAGAAAGCTGATGAGGTAATCACTCTTCTTAAGAGGTCCACTAGCCCTCAAACTATTTATAAGAAACAAAAACTAGATAGAGATGATGTCGTGGATATAGTTGATTTCGATGTAGTTTCTTGGATTAGAAGTGAAATGAGAATGATGCTTGAGGAGGAAATTGCAAGAGCCATTTTGGTTGGTGATGGAAGAAATGCATCATCCGATGACAAAATTAACGAAATGAACATCAGACCAATATGGAAAGATGAAGATGTTTATACTGTAAGAGCTAAACTTGCATTTTCTAATACCGTAACTTCTGATGAAAAGGCTAAGCAGTTTATTAGAAATGCCATCAAGGCAAGAAAGAATTATAAGGGTACTGGTTCACCAACACTCTTTACCACTGAAGATATGCTTACAGATATGCTACTTATGGAAGATACTACTGGAAGATTACTCTATGATTCGGTTGATAAATTAGCCACAGTTCTAAGAGTTAAAGAAATCATAACCGTTCCAGTTATGGAGGGAGCTAAGAGAACAGATACAGATTCAAAAGAGTATAATCTTATGGGTATTATCGTTAATCTAGCAGATTACAATGTTGGTGCTGATAAAGGAGGCGAAATCAATACATTTGACGACTTCGATATAGACTACAATGCTATGAAGTATCTTATTGAAACTAGATGCTCTGGAGCTTTAACAGTTCCTTACTCAGCTATCGTAATCGAGGCTACAACAGCTTAAGGAAAACTTCAAAATGGCTAAATTCTATGGAATTATAGGGTTCGCCGAACAGCAGGAAACTAGTCCGGGAGTGTGGGAGAATGTTATAACAGAAAGAAATTATTATGGCGATTTGGTTAGAAATAGCCGTCGCCTTATTTCTTCTGATAAAGTAAATGATGACATAACAATATCAAATGAGTTTAGTATACTTTCAGACCCATTTGCGAATCAAAACTTCCATTCTATGCAGTACATAGAGTATATAGGAACTAAATGGAAAATTACAGAGGTAAGAGTTGAATATCCTCGCCTTATACTGACTGTTGGAGGTAAGTACAATGAAAAATCGTCTTGAACTTCAGCAACTGCTTGAAAAAACTTTAGGAAGTAGGAATGTATATTTTCAACCACCGTCTAACATAAAGATGTCATATCCTGCGATAGTATATTCCAGAGATAACATTTCTAATAGGTCGGCGAACAATGGTATTTATAAACAATCATATATTTATAAAATTACAGTTATAGACTCAAATCCTGACAGCAAAGTAGTGGAAAGAATTTCTAAACTTCCAACTGCTAGATTTGAAAGGCACTTTAGGTCTGATAACCTTAATCATGATATATTTACAATATTTTATTAAACGGAGGAAAAATAAATGGCTAAATTAGTATGGGATGCAGAAGGTCAAAAAACTTATGAAACTGGTGTGGAGAAATGTGTGCTATACCTTAGAGCGTCCAATGGTACATATCCAAAAGGAGTAGCTTGGAATGGAATCGCAACTATATCAGAGAATCCATCAGGTGCTGAAGCATCATCTTTATATGCAGATAACAAGAAGTATTTAAGTTTAATGTCAACAGAGGAGCTTGCTCTTTCAGTAGAGGCTTACACATATCCAGAGGAATACGCTGAATGTGATGGCTCTGCACAAGCAATTGATGGAGTTCATGTAGCACAGCAAAGAAGAAAAAGTTTTGGGCTATGTTACAAAACACTCTTTGGTAATGATACAGAGGGAACAGACCACGGGTACAAATTACATTTAGTTTATGGATGCCTAGCAAGTCCATCAGAAAAGCAATTCTCAAGTGTTAATGAAAGTCCTGAAGCTATTTCATTCTCTTGGGAAATCAACACAACACCTATTGATGTTAAAGGATTTAAACCAACTGCTCTAATTATAATAGACAGTACAAAGGTTAATGCTGCAAAATTAAAGGCTCTTGAGGACACACTCTATGGAACAGATACAACAGAAGCTAAACTTCCATTACCAAATGAAGTATTAACTATTCTTGGGGTAGCTCCTTAGAAAAAATCAAAATGGAATAAATATACTAATTAATTTTATGGGGCATAGTGATATAAAAGTTGCTATGCCTTTTTACTAATAAAGGAGAAAAATAATGTTAAAAAAGACAATTACATATACAGACTATAATGGAACAGAAAGAACTGAAGATTTTTACTTTAATCTATCAAAAGCAGAAATCTTAGAATTAGAAATGAGTACAAGTGGTGGCTTTTCAGAGAAACTACAAAGAATCATATCAGCTAAGGATACGCCAACTTTAGTTGAAATATTTAAGGATTTGGTATTGAGTGCTTATGGTGTTAAAAGCCCGGATGGTAGAAAATTTATCAAGAATGATGAGGTCAGAAACGATTTCAAACAGACTGAGGCATACTCAGAACTATTTATGGAGCTTTCTACTAATGCTGAGAAAGCAGCAGAATTTGTAAATGGTATTATTCCAGCAACAGTTGGCAATCCTAATAGTACTCCTGCCCCTTTAAAGTAATAGAGGTCTGTAATGCTACAAATAAAGATACCAAGTAAAGAATATTACGATGAGATAAATGAGGAGTTCGTAAGCACAAAAGAACAAGTCTTACACTTAGAGCATTCCTTAGTATCTTTGTCAAAATGGGAATCAAAATATTGTAAACCATTTTTGTCAAAAGAAGAAAAAACTATGGAGGAAACTATTTATTACATAAAGTGTATGACTATAACACAAAATGTAGATGACTCGGTCTATTATGCTTTATCTATTGATAATATGAATGAAATAAATTCGTATATAGAAGCACCTATGACTGCTACTTGGTATAACGACGAAAAGAAAGGTTTAAATCGTAGGGTTATAACATCTGAACTTATTTATTGTTGGATGATAAGCCTAGGGATACCTTTTGAATGTCAAAAGTGGCATTTAAATAGATTATTTACTTTAATATCTGTATGTGATTTAGAAAATAGACCAAAGAAAAAGTCTAGTAAAAAAGAATTACTTGCTAGAAATGCAGCTCTTAACGCTGCTAGAAGACAGAAATTAAATTCAAGGGGGTAATATATGGATATAGCGTATGATGCAGGGAAACGACTCCTTAGAGGAGAGTATAGTCAATTTACTGTTTATGGTAAATCATATTTTGTTAGAGCTAATGCCTATCATAAAGTACCTATTAAAGGAGATAAAATATATTTCTTCAGTAAAAGTCTTAATAGAGTAGCTCATGTAGGTTGGGTTACAGATGTTAGCAAACAAGGAGATAGATACACCATAACAACCGTAGAGGGAAATACCTCTGTTGGTGATAATTTTGATAGGAATGGTGGTTGTGTAGCTGAAAAACATTACACATTTACAATTAATGAAGTTGGAGGAACAAATCGTATAAACGGTTTCGGAACTCCTCTATATTCAGATAGTACATGCGATGTAGAAACTTTAATTTATATAGCCAAACAAGAAATAGGTTATGAGGAAAAAGCTAGTAGAGATAAATTAGATGATAAACACGCAAATCCTGGTAAAAGCAACTTCACAAAATATGGAGAGTGGTATGATAATAATGGAGCGTATTGGTGCGAACAATTTGCTAGTTGGGTCGCATATATGGCTTGCAAGAAATTTTCCGAACAGAGAAAAACTGTAAACGGTTGGTTTTCTAAAGACGGTAAATGGATTTACAGAGTGAATGGAGAGCTAATAAAGGGTGAATGGAAATTCATAGATGGACGTTGGTATGTGTTCGATAACGCTGGATATGCTATTACAGGTTGGTTTGAAGCTGGAGATACTTGGTATTATTTAAATCCTGATGATTGTGCAATGATTTCAGGGCAATGGCTTTACTATAAAGGTAAAACTTATTATGTTACCAAGGACGGAAGTATGGCTAAAAGTGTTTATATTAAAGACTCAGAAAAAGATATATATTACTGGCTTAATCAAGACGGAGAGTACTATAACCAATGGGATACTACAACTCCTGACCTTGATAAATACGAAGTGGTAGAGTAATTTATGATAATAAAGTTTAAACATAAAGGGGATTTTAAGAAAACCCACCTGTTTTTTAATAAGATTAAAAGAAACATAAACGATATAGATTTAGACAGATACGGACGAGATGGAGTAGAGGCTTTAAGGTCGGCTACTCCTATCGATACCGGAAATACTGCTAGCAAGTGGTATTACGAAATTGAAAAATCTAAACAAAGAATTAAGATTAAGTTTCTTAATTCAAACATTCAAAATGGTGTTCCTATTGCAATAATTTTGCAGTATGGACACGCTACAAAAAATGGTGGCTGGGTAGAGGGCAGAGATTATATAAACCCTAGTATCCAGCCTGTTTTTAATAGGATAACAGATTCTGTTTGGGGGGAGGTGAGCAGACTATGAGTAATACAATCGACCAAAGAGTCGTGGAAATGCAGTTTGATAATAGGCAGTTTGAAAATGGCGTACAAACAAGTATGTCCACAATAGAAAGACTGAAAAATAGTCTTATGATGAATGGTGTTGGAAAAGGGTTTGAAGCAATAGGCTCATCGGTGGAAACTGTAAAGACTAAAATTTCAGCTCTACAAGTAATGGCAGTAACAGCCCTTGCAAACATCACTAATTCTGCTGTAAATGCTGGTAAGAATATGGTTAATTCTTTAGTTTTTAAAGCTCCTACTGATGGACTTAAAGAGTATGAGCTACAAATTAACTCTACTCAGACAATTATGGCAAACACCGGTCGAAATGTAAAAGATGTAAATAAGAGTCTTGATGCATTAAATGATTATGCTGACTTGACAATTTATAATTTTGCAGAAATGACCAAAAATGCAGGTATGTTCACCTCAGCAGGGCTTGGCTTGGAAGATACTATGACGGCATTAAAGGGTGTTGGTAACTGGGCGGCTTATGCTGGTGCTAACTCTCAACAAATGGGAAACGCCACATACCAGTTAGGTCAAGCTCTTAATGCAGGTGCTATCAGATTACAAGATTGGATGAGCATTGAGAAGTCGGCAGGTATGGCCGGTAAACTTTATAAAGATGCTTTCATAGAAACTTCAAGAGAGTTAGGCACAGGAGTCGATAAGGCTATTGCTAAAAATGGAGATTTTAGAAGTTCATTAAAGCAAGGTTGGCTTACAACAGAAGTATTTATGAAAACTATGCAAAAGTTCGCTGACAATCAGAGTATGACAGACGCTGCGACTAAAGTTAAAACTTTTACGCAGTTAATAGATACTTTACAAGAGGCTGTTGGAACTGGTTGGGGAACAACTTGGAGAACTATTATAGGCGACTATGAAGAAGCTAAGGAAATGTGGACTGGAGCTAATAATATTTTAAGTGATATGATTAATAAGTCTTCAGACGCAAGAAACGCTGTGCTTAAGGATTGGAAAGAAATGGGTGGTAGAACAGCTCTAATAGAAGCTATCAAAAACTCTTTTGAGGCTCTGCTTAGTGTTATTAAACCTATAAAAGAAGCATTTACCAATATATTTCCTCCGATTACAGGGAAACAACTAGCTGACTTATCAAATGCTATAAGGGATTTTACAAGTCATTTAAAGTTGTCAGATGAAACTTCGGATAAAGTAAGGCGAACATTCCAAGGGTTATTTAGTATTCTTGATATTGGTAGACAGATATTTAGTGGGGTATTCTCTTTGGTTGGTAGACTTATTGGGAATTTTTCTGGTCTTGGTGGAGGTGTACTTAATGTTTCAGCTAATATTGGTGATATGATAACCAATTTTGCTAAGTTTTTACGAGAAACAAATGTTATACAGAAAGTGTTTAAGACTATTGGTGATGTTATAGAAATAGTTATTAAAACAGTCAGGTCATTTTATGAGATTCTTAAAGAGAAACTTAAGTTGCCAACTTTTGAGAGCATACATAAGTTCTTAGATAGTTTAAGAGTCAAAATGGGGGATGTTGTTAAAGGAGCATCTTCTATGGGTGAGAATTTCGCATCTGCCGTTGATAGAATGAAAGAAAGGATTTCTAAGAGTGGTATTGTAGAGGCTCTTGGAAAGATTAAAGACGGTTTTGTAAAACTTGGAACTAACATAGTTACAAAGATATTTCCAGCAATAGGTAAAGCTTTAGGAACGTTATTTGACTCTATAATTCACGCTGACTTTGATAAAGTATTTTCTATGATAGAAAGTCTTTTTATGGGTGGGGCTTTACTAAAAATTACTGACTTTCTTGGTTCGTTTAAGAAAATAGGAGAGTCTGTTTCTGGATTTATGGAGAATGTAAGTTCAATTTTAGACTCAGTTAGAGGTAGCTTAGAGGCTTATCAAACAAATCTTAAAGCTAAAACACTTTTAATGATAGCAGGAGCTGTTGGTATTTTGGCATTTTCCCTTGTATCTATATCAGGTATAGATGCTGAAAAGATGAATACTGCACTTAAAGGTATTACAGTAATGATGGCTGATTTAGCTGGTTTTATGGCAGCATTTAATAAATTTGGTGGAATGGCAGATGTTAAAACTTATGGCTCAATGATACTTATGGCTGAGGCAGTTAAAGTTCTTTCAAAAGCATTAAAGAATTTGGCAGAACTTAATATGGAGCAATTAAAGGTTGGCTTAGCAGGTATAACAGGTCTTATGACTGACTTAGTCGCAGCGATGATGATTATGAGTCTTAATCAAAAAGCTGTTGGTAAAGGTGCTGTCGGAATGGTTATATTCGCAAATGCTATTAAAATCCTATCATCAGCTTGCAAAGATTTATCATCTCTTAGTTGGGATGAGTTAAAGAAAGGATTAGCTGGGGTTACAGTTTTAATGACTGAAATTGCTTTATTTCTTAATTTTGGCAATACTAGTGCTAAAACAATAGGTAGTGCAACAGGAATTGTTATTTTAGCAGCTGCTATTAAAATTCTAGCCTCAGCCTGTAAAACTTTTAGTGGATTTAGTGTAGAGGAACTTATAAAGGGGCTTAGTGCAGTTGGCGTATTACTTGCAGAATTAGCTTTATTCCAAAACTTTTCAAAGGGTGGAGCAAATATGATAGGGGTTGGAGTAGGTATGATTGCTCTAGCTCAAGCTTTAAAAATGTTATCAGGAGTAGTAAAAGAGTTTGGAAACTTAAGTCTTGAACAAATAGGAAAAGGTTTAGGAACTCTTGCAGGTGCTTTGACGGCCATAACTTTAGCTGTAAATCTTATGCCTAAGAATATGATAGGTATTGGAGCAGGAATGATTATTGTTGCTCAATCAATAAATATGGTATCCGATTCAATAGCTAAAAATTCAAAATTATCTTGGATAGAGATTGCTAAAGGTTTAGTTGCTATTGGAGGAGCATTGGGCATTATGGCTATTGGTGTTAATGCTATGAGCGGTGCTGTTGCAGGAGCTGGTGCTATGATTATAGCTGCAACTGCGATAGGAATACTTACACCTGCTTTATTTGTTCTTAGTTCTATACCTATTAAGGGAATGGTAGTCGCATTAGGTGCATTAGCAGCAACATTTACCATATTTGGAGTAGCCGGAATGGCATTAGCTCCATTAGCCCCAATTATATTAAGCTTAACTGCATCATTTGCATTATTTGGAGCAGGAGTTTTAGCTTTAGGAGTTGGATTAACTGCAATCGGTGCAGGAGTTTTAGCTATATCAGCAGCGCTAGCTGGCTTGTCTGGTTCTTTAGTTGTAGCCGCCGGTTCAATAAAGGCAATATTAAAAATAGTTATAGATGTAGTAATAGACACAATACCTTATATAGCAAAGAAACTTGCTGAGGGTTTAGCTATTTTTGTGAAAGCCATAGCTGACAATTCTGTCGTCATACTTCAATCATTAAAAGAACTTATACTTAAGATTGTGGAAGTCTTAGTTGAGTGTATACCACCAATCGTTGACGGTGCTTTAAAGCTTATAGATGAAGTTCTAAAGCAAATCGTTGCATATACTCCGTCTATTGCTAATTCTATTGTAGATTTTGTAATTGCAGTATTAGATGTGGTTAATAATAGAATACCAGAACTCGTTGATAAGGCAATGAGTGTTGTAGTGAATTTCTTCAAGTCCGTCGCAGATTCAATAATGAAACTTGATACCGGAGGTCTTCAACAAGGAATAATAGGAATTGCTATAATGACGGCACTATTGACTGCTTTATCATTTATTGCCGGACTTATTCCAGAGGCTATGATAGGTGTTGTAGGTTTAGGTGCATTTATAGCAGAAGTAGCTTTGATTGTAGCTGCTATTGGAGCATTAGGACAAATACCCGGATTTAATTGGCTAATAGGCGAGGGTGGTAAATTATTAGAAAATCTAGGAAATGCTCTAGGAAAGTTCGTTGGTGGTTTTGTAGGAGGAATATTAGAGGGCGTTACTGATTCACTCCCAAGAATGGCTGAAAATCTTAGTGATTTTATGAATAAGTTGCAACCATTTGTTGACGGAGCATCTCGTATCGAACCAAGTATGCTTGATGGTGTGAAAGCTCTAGCAGATGTGGTTATAACATTTACAAAGGCTAATATTATAAATGGTATAGGAGAGTTCTTTAGTGGAGGCACTTCTTTAGCTGAATTTGCACAAGAATTAGCATCGTTTGGTTCTGCTATGAAAGAATATGCTAATAGCGTGGCAGGGTTAGATGCTAAATTAGTTACTGAATCAGCAATAGCTGCTGAATCTCTAGCAGAAATGGCTAAGAAACTTCCAAATAGTGGAGGAGCATTAGCATATTGGGTAGGCGATAATAGCCTTGCTGACTTTGCTAGAAGTCTTATACCATTTGGTGTAGCTATGAAAACATACTCTAAGAATATATCAGGAATAGATTCAAATGCCATAACAAATTCAGCAATAGCTGCTCAAGCATTAGCTGAATTAGCAAAGAATATTCCAAATAGTGGAGGATTAGTTTCATTATTCTCCGGAGAAAATGATATAAAGACCTTTGGTGAGAAATTGGCCTCATTTGGCGAGTCTATTTCTAAATATCATAGTTCTATAAGTGGTATTAACACCTCAACTCTATCTTCTATAACTTCTGAATTTGAGAAACTAGTAAATTTAGCAAAAGGTATAAGTAATGTGGATACAAGTGGTCTTTCTACATTTGGCAAAAACTTGACTGATTTGGGTAAAAGTGGAATAGACGGATTTATTAAATCATTTACTGACGCCAATAGTAAAGTTAAGTCAACTATATCAAATATGCTTAATATAGTTTCTGAGGTTATAGATAACAAAAAATCTTCTATTGTAGAGAAGTTCAAGTCTATTATTACGGATATTTTAAGTGGTGTAGAAGCCAAGGCTAACGAATTCCAAAAGTTAGGTAAGAAATTAGCAGATGGTTTGGAAAAAGGAATTAAAGAAAATAAGGAAATTAAAAGTTCTCTTACTAATATATTTAAAGATA